GCTGATGCCCATTGGAAAGCGGTCTGGACAGAGACCGAAGCGTTACTCCAGCAGGTAGCCACGTTGGAGCTACGTGAGAGGCACCGCGCCATACACCATGATGCGGATATACGGTCACTGCAAAGCAAGCACAAATATCAGATGGAGCAGCTGCTCAAGTTGGTAGAGCTTGCACAGTACGGTTTGTCCGCAGGTAAGAAGTATGTCGTGGACTACCAACTAGACTGCATGAGCGAAGACCTTAACAAAGCAATAATCAAATAGGGAGTAACAATGTCAGATACAAGAAAGCTAGTCATAGGCGAGGAGCCATCAGGGTTCTGGACGCTACGAGAGAACGGAGAGCTTGCCGCCGCCAGCGAGTCCTACAATGAAGTATGTAAGGCCGTCAACACCTTCGCACGTTTTTACGAAGAGCGTGGCATCACGTTCACAGTCGCAATCAAAGCCGAGGTAGCAATCAATGAGATTCAATAAATTCGATGCCGCAATGACCGTACCGAGTGCCCCTGCCGAAACCTCTATGTACGCGTGGAGAAGGCAGCAACAACTTAGCAATACTGCGTGGCAGCATTGGAAGCAAGCTCGTGAAGATCTTAGTGTGACCAACACTAAAACCCTGACCGATGACGACTACTACATAAACTTTGATGGAGAACAGAAATAATGGAAATGCAAACCGACCCAAACATCATGGGTAACTTAAACACACACCAGCTAGAGAACATACCGACGGTCATCTTTGACATCGACGGCACACTGGCTGACATCGAACACCGCAGACACTTTGTAGAGGGTAAGAAGAAAGACTTCGATGCCTTTAACGCAGCGATGGTCAATGACACACCCAACACGCCGATAGTAGATCTACTACACATGTACCTAAGCCGTTTCGAGCCGACCCAAGTCATTTTCTGCACTGGGCGTATGGAGCAGTACCGTGAGGTTACACGTAACTTCTTACTGGATGCTTGCGAGGTAGAAGAATTTTTGAGTCTGGTAATGGACTACCACCGTCACGAACCCAAGTACCGCCGCATGGTGGAGCACGATCTCGACACATACTTACTTATGCGTCCCGACGAACGTAGGCATGACCCTGACTACCAGATCAAGCAGGAGATGCTCGATTATATACTCAAGACGGTGGACAAGAAGAATATCTTGTGCGCAGTCGATGACCGGAAACGTGTCGTTGATATGTGGAGAGCGAATGGAATTACCTGCTTGCAGGTAGCTGAAGGTAACTTTTAAGGAGAACGTAATGGAATTTAAAGATCTTATAACTGAGGAGCCAGCAATGGACAAAGAGATAGAAATGCAACGCATCAATGAAGAAGTTAGTACGTCCGTACAGGAAGACGCAACCGCAGGTGTGCAGAACACAGCAGTAGGTGACGCACACTTGCAAGTGGAAATACCTACGACCATGTTTCACACACCAGTAGTTACGAACCACACCCAAGTCTTTCAAGATGTTAAAGATATTAGTGTAGACAACACTAAAGAGCAGGCGAAGACAACACCACAGACTACAACAATGCCGGTGTCGGAGCTAAATCATATTAGCGAATCCACTATGTCTGCCCCCAAGCTGCAAGGCGCAGCTGCACTGATAAAGTTTCATTGTAGTTTGTGGAACAACCAACGCAGGGACAACAAGGCAGCGCGTCAGGTCAAAGATGTTAACGGGCTTAAGAACGCTGGCGTGGAGGTGAGTAAGAAGCTACTACCCAATTGCAGATCACTCCAAAATATATACAAGCTGGGAGGGCAAGGACGCACCGCGCATTACAAGGACAGCTACCCTTGGTCGAAAGATGGCGGCAGGGTGATACCCAATGAAGATGTTATTGAGTACATCAAAAAGTTCTCTGGTATCAAAAACGAGTTCGACAAAGAAGTCATTCAATTCATTGAACATGACTACGATAACGCAGTGATCGACGAACAGGCTCGGTTGCAGGGGGACAACGATACGTTGTTTAACAGGAGCGACTACCCCGACAAAGAAGAACTACGCAAGTTGTTTAGCTTAAGCATCGAAGTAGAGCAGTTGCACTCTGACTGGCGCACCGACATCGAAGATGAAGGGCACGAGGTGGTGAGTGACTTTTACAGAGACCAACACAAGGAGCGCATGAAGAAGTTCACCGATGAGGTCTTAAAAGATACCGTCACGCACATTACGAAGCTGGCAGAAAGTCTGGACTATCGTGGAGAGAGCACTACCACAAACCCAGATTACAAGTCGTGGCAAGCGTCTGCGTTTGAACATGTTGAACGCATGATTACGGTACTAGACCGATTCAACTTAGATGGTAACAGCGAGATGCAAGTCGCGCGTAACAAATTGCACGCTCAGATTTCGGGGCGTGGAATCACAGCAGGGATGCTCAAGAGCAGCGAGAGCTTGAGAGTAGAAACTAAGCAAACCATTGACGAGGTGCTTGCCGCACTACCGTCACTAAACCAATAAAATAAAGTTAGGAGAACCACATGAACGCAGAACAAATGTACGCAGTAAACTTTGAAGAGCTAGCAGATACGATAGCTGACATCGGGCCGAAGATCACAGTGTTAGCTGAAGGTGATATGGGCATCGGTAAGACCACAGTTCTTAAGATGTTGGCGAAGAAGCTGGGTGGTGAGTACACCCCATGCTACTTCGATTGCACGACCAAGGACTTGGGTGACGTTACGATACCCAACATTGCCAAGCTGGACGATGGCACTGGGTTTGTTAGGTACTTAACAAACGAGGAATTGGGTGCGCACTTGAATAAGCCCATCATTCTGATGATCGACGAGTACGGTAAAGCCAACAGAGCAGTCAAGAACGCGCTACTGCGACCAATGCTTGAGCGAAAGATCGGAAGCTACACTATGCACCCAAAGTCAATCGTGTTCGCAACCACCAACAAAGGTGCTGAGAACGTGGGTGACTCCTTGGAAGCTCACCAACGCAACCGTATCGCAGTGATGCGGGTACGCAAGCCAACAGCAGAAGAATGGATCGTTAACTTCGCATTACCTAATGCACTGCACACTGCGGTGGTGGGTTTCGTTAACGAGTTCCAACAGGTACTGCAATCGTACGAAGATGTTAAGAATCCAGCAGATAACCAATACATCTTCCACCCACAACAGGAACGAGCGGCCTTCATTACGCCGAGGTCACTTGAAGCCGCGTCAATAATATTGCAGGACGGTATCAACATGAGTGACAACGCGAAGTACAGCGCATTGATCGGTGCCATTGGTCGGGCCGGTGCGTTGGACTTGATGGCGTTTGTTCAGCTGGCTAATGAACTACCGAGGCTAGATGACATCCGCAACTCCCCCGAGACCGCGATAGTGCCACAGGGTTCAAGTGCGTGCGTCATGACAGTTTCTAAGATCATAGGCTCTATGGACAAACAGCTGGTCGGCCCCGCAATGACTTACTTGCCACGGCTACGCACTGAGGCTCAAGCCATGTTCATACAAACAGTGATCAAGCAGGACTACGCATTCAAGCGAGAGATAACTACTCACGCGTCATTTGGCAAGTGGGCTAGAGACAATCAATTCTTATTCACAGCAGACAAGATCTAAGGAGATAGATATGAATATGTTAGGAGAAATTACCGAGGAACAGCGACTACAAAAAGGTGTGGTAGCTGTGTTCGGAGACAAAAGATACAGGGCATCCGGTGGGGTGCTGTTAATTGGTGAACGTAGTGTAAGCGACACTATGACCACAGCTTGCACTAATGGCAGGGACGAGTGGTACTCACGAGAGATGATTAAGAACTTAACCGACGCGCAGCTGCGTTACATAATCATCCACGAACTAAAGCACAAGATGTACAAGCACCTAGTTATATGGGAGCCGCTTATGCATCAGGACGCGCAGTTGGCTAACCGCGCTATGGACTACGTTATTAACTTAGAGATCAACGAAGAGTGTAGTCACGACGGCTTTGCTGTTATGCCAGACGGGGACTACACAGGCTGGGTTGACGACAGGTTCGCAGGCATGACGACCCTACAGGTCTTTAACATCTTAGCGGGAGAGGGAGGTAACACCGACACACCCGGCACCGGGAACCCCCTAGACAACGACAAGCCTAGTGAAGATCCTAGTGAGGGTGAAGATGAAGGTGAGGGCGAGGGCGAGGGCGACGGCGAAGGTGAGGGCGACGGCGAAGGTGAAGGTATGGGAACTCCTAGGAAGGGCAAAGGTGAGAGCGAAAGTGGAGGTATGGGAACTCCCAATGGGTTTGATGAACACGACTGGGAAGGGGCTAGTGAACTAACCGACCAAGAAATTAAAGAACTTGAGAGGGAAGTTGACCAAGCCTTACGGCAGGGTGTGCTTGCAGCGGGTAAGGACAAGACTGGTGGTGGCTCATTGGACTTGAACGAGTTACTCAATCCGCAGATTGATTGGACTGAGCCGCTTAGACAGTTCTGGCAGAAAGCCTGTTCGGGTAACGACTACTCAACATTCAACAGACCTAATCGTAGGTACATGCACACCGACGTGTATATGCCCAGCGGTGTAAGCGAGACAGTAGAAGAGATGCTGATAGCGTGCGACACGTCAGGCTCCTGCATGAATAAAGCGCAGCTGACTAGGTTTCTTTCCGAGATAGCTGGAATCTGCAAGGTAGCCAAGCCTGATCGGTTGCGGGTTATCTACTGGGGTACGCAAGTGGTTCACGAAGAACTTTACGAGCGTGACGATATAGAGAACGTCGCTAAGTCTACTAAGCCTGTGTCTGGCGGAGGCACAGAGATCGAGTGTGTACCAGCATACTGTAAAGATAAGGGTATAACCCCCGATGCAGTTATTGTCTTGACCGATGGGGAATTCTGGGGAGGTTGGGGAGACTGGGCTTTCGCTAATAACAAAGTCCTTTGGTGTATCCAAGACAACCCCAGAGCGATGCCTCCGGTTGGTACCGTGGTACACATAAAATCAGAACACTTAGTGTAGCCAACACTAAAATTAATAAATCAATGCCGCGCAAGCGGCTAAGAAAACTAGGATGACAATTATGAAAGTACGTGAATTACGAAGAGTTAAAGAAGTAAAACGATCCGCTAACAGAAGATACGGAGAGCGAGCCGCAGAAGCAGCACCAGTTGGTACTCAGGCGGGGGATCTCCAACGCTTTATAGACGATGCCACACCGTTCTCGTGGGTTTACGCAAGCAACCCTAATGACTACGGGACTCGCGGTATTGACCTACATATATGTATGCCCAACGAAGTGTATACACGCGGGAAGGTAGGTTGGGGTAATTACTTTGACGACTGGAGTTCAGATGACCCCTACCGCTTTATGGTCAGGAGCAAGGACATAACGAACCGTAGGTACAACAGCAGCAGTCCTCAGTATCATATGAAGATGTCCAAAAATATAACGGGGTGTAAGAAAGCAATACTAGAGTCACTGTCCCCGATAACCGTGGGTGACTTAGCCAAGGGTTTCAAGCACGACGTACAAATACATGTACATCATATTGTGAATGATGCTGATTCGAGTATTCGGGATGCCGTAAATGGGTTTTTGGAGCGGGGCTACTATGAAATTAAAAGATCTCCAAAGTTTGCGGAGGAACTAAAGCATATGTTTAAGTCTCCAACGTACACTTTCCTACACCCAGAAATTAAGACCGCGTTAGGTGTGTGGATAGACACCATCAAGAAGCACGCAGAGGTTCGCACCAACTACCCAGAAACTTGGGTGTTCTTTGAGGGTGGACAATTTAAATGTCTTAACGAATCAACAATCCACCCCGAGGGGAACTTACGTAAGACTTTTACATCGCATGAAGAACTACCGCAGGAGATACACGAGAAGTTGGCTACACTGAATGTGTTCGGTACTGGACACTTCGCGGAAGAGATTGGTGTGAAGCTCACAGAGGAGTTGTTTTGTGTCTATTAAAATACGTAAGGGGCGTTCATCCCAGCAGGTGAGGGAGGATGCGCCTATAGAAGTTGGTAAACATGTTAAAAGCGAGAAGGTACCTTTTAAACATACAAGCTACTTTGTAACTATCAACAAGGGCATGGGAGAACTACAAATCGCTTGTGTTGGTATGGGATGTGTTGACAGTGCAGTAGAAGGCACGTATGCTTCGTTTGAAGAGTTACCCAAATGGCTGGCAGATAAGGTTTTTATCTTACAAGCGGCTTGCTGGGGTAGTAATCAATCGTTTGCTGGTAAAGTGGACGGGGTGGGACTTAAGCTCCAGACCAATAACGGGTTTGAGGTTTACCACATAGAAGGTTGATGAGTAGGTAGCAAGGACGGGGGAGCGGTGGCCTCCGTCTGTTTTCGCCCCACCAGAACTCGGGGTTTAAATAACGGTTACGATGAAGCACTCACCTACGCTTTGGGATGTGTACCCCAAAGTTTCATGGGGTCAATCGTAACAACCACCGCATCCAGATTTTACGCGAATCTAGTGTAGGCTACACTAGATTTGATGCCAGTGAATTTTTAGGGGTACGTATGGCGAAGATAACGTTAGAGATGGAAATTGATGACGATACGATGCAGGAGATGATGGACAGCATTAAGTCTATATCTACTCTGACTCGGGCTACTGATGACCTATGCCAAGACTTTGCGTACTTGGGTAAGGCTATCGAAACAAACCAGCGCGAGATTAAGAAGTTAACAGTAAGCGTTACCAAACTTTTAAAGGAGACAAAGGATGGCAAGAACACCGGAAGCGAAGGTTAAGAAGGTAGTTGCGGATCAGCTTAAGGGCTTAGGCGCATACTATTTTTATCCGGCTACGGGGGGTTATGGGAAGAGTGGCGTGCCTGACATTGTTGGGTGCTACCAAGGAAAATTTTTTGGGTTTGAATGTAAAGCAGGGGGCAACAAGGTCACTGCGTTACAGGAAAAGAACTTAAAAGACATCGACGAAGCAAGGGGACTTGCGTTAGTCATTAACGAAGAGAACATGCACGATATAGGTTATTTATTAATAGATAGCCGCATTTGTGTGGATTAAGCCAAAAGATAGGAGAATCGAAATGGCACGTTTGGAAAATAATAAGCGTAGTGAGTATAAGATGTTCAGCAAAGGCCCAAGCAAAAGCCTTAAATGCCTAAGATATTTTTTACGTAATCCCGATGCCACAGCTAGGCAGGGTGCTGATGCGTGTGACGCAAGCTATAATGTTGCATGGGCAACGATAACAGATATTAAGAATGCCACTATCGCTGGCACTAGAGACGAACTAGTGGAGGCTGCTGGCGTAAGTGCGGAGCGGTGGAACCCATCGCAACAAGAGTTTGATTTGCTAGACGCGATAACGAGTCCAAAGCTAGACGCACCGGCGGTAGCTAAAATACTTAACGACAACACTGACTTGGTAGATGAGTTACTCGCAAATGATAAGGTTCTTGAGGCGCTTCAAAGGCGCACCGTACTTGCCGAGCTTAACTACAGACAAAAGAATGAGCTGTCCGACCCAATCCCACGTATAAGATCTAAAGATTATATTCCAGACCAATGGGACACCAAGGCAAGCAGGGAATTGCGGAGCCGAAAACTGGAAATGCAGGAACGAGTATTGCGGGGCCGAAAAGAAATGGATGACGCAGCGGGGGATCTAAAGGCGGCACTACAAGATGTTGAGCACGACTGGAAAGAAGAGGTTGTCTCTAAGGTTGTTGGCGAGGGGGTCAGTGACGGTAGCACCGCGTCTTACTATGTATTACCTAAAGGCGCGACGCAGTTACAAGACCTTATATCTCACAAGAACATGAACGCGCAGGTCGGTGAGATCTTCCGAGCGTGCTATCGGTACGGGCAGTCGTCTCACAGCGACGAGCTTCGCGATGCCAAGAAGATCCTGTTCTATATTGAGGCTGAACTCCGACGGCTAGGGGGCTGGGATCTGTAAGGAGGAGTAGATATGCCAAAGTTTGAAGTTACATTTACTACCTTAGTCGAGACTAGCGTGGTGGTCACAGCTAAGAACGCACAAGAGGCTGGGTTTGCTGTAGAAGATGGCGAAGGAATAATTCTTCGCATTCCCAGTTCTTCGGACTTTAATCTTAAAAAGATCAAACAACGGGAGCCGGAATAGTGGATTTGATTACACTAGACTTCGAGACTTACTATGATAAGGACTACTCTCTAAAGAAGTTAACCATAGAAGAGTATGTACGTGACCCGCGCTTTGAAGTAATTGGCGTGGGTGTGAAGGTTAACAACGGATCAACAGAATGGGCATCGGGCACACATGAAGAACTTAAAGACTACCTTGCTGAATTCGATTGGGAAAACAGCATGGTACTGGCTCATAACACTATGTTCGACGGGGCTATACTGTGTTGGGTATTTGATGTTCTTACTTCTGTTTGGGCTGATACTCTGTGCGTTGCCCGTGCTTTACACGGCATTGAAGTTGGTGGAAGTCTCGCGGCGTTGGCAGAACGATATGGAATTGGAGAAAAGGGAACTGAAGTCGTCAACGCGTTGGGCAAAAGACGTAGAGGTTTTACCGAAGAAGAACTAGACGCGTACGGGGACTACTGTATTAACGATGTTGAACTTACCTACAAGTTGTTTAACATCTTTATGGAGCACTTCCCTAAACAAGAGCTTAAGGTTATTGACTGCACGTTGAATATGTTTATTAACCCGCTGCTGGAACTAGATCTTGGGCTGCTTGAGCAGCATTTAGTAGCGGTTTGTGACCGGAAAGACCAACTCTTAGTTGGGGCTGGGGTGAAGAAAGAAGATCTAATGAGTAATCCGAAGTTTGCGGTGCTTTTAGAGAACCTTGGTGTAGTGCCGCCAACAAAGATAAGCGCAACAACAGGCAAAGAAGCCTACGCGTTTGCTAAGACCGACGAAGGGTTTAAATCTTTACTGACTCACAAGAACGTAGACGTGCAAGTTTTGGTAGCAGCGAGGCTCGGCATAAAAAGCACGTTGGAAGAGACGCGGACACAGCGGTTTATTGATATAGCTAAACGGGGGCCGTTACCAATACCTATAAGGTATTACGCTGCACACACAGGTAGGTGGGGCGGCGACGATAAAATCAATATCCAAAACCTGCCAAGCCGTGGGCCTAATGGTAAGGTCTTAAAACGTAGTATGAAAGCTGGTGAAGGGTTCATGTTGGTTGACTGCGACTCTTCTCAAATTGAAGCGCGTGTGTTGGCGTGGTTGGCGGGGCAAGATGATCTGGTCGAAGCGTTTACTAACAAAGAAGATGTTTACGTTAAGATGGCGGCTAAGATTTATAATGTCTTAGAAGAAGAAGTGACTAAGGAGCAGCGGTTTGTAGGTAAGACCACCGTTCTTGGTGCAGGGTATGGCATGGGCGCGATGCGGTTTCAAGACCAATTGCAGTCGTATGGTGTAGCTATATCTACCAAAGATGCGCGGCACATTATAAAAGTATACCGCGCTGCTAGCCCGAACATCTGTAAGTTATGGCGCGATGCTGGCACTATGCTGCATGAGTTGAGTCACAATAAAGCGGTACCAATTGGAGCGCACCCAGTACTTCAACCTCTAGGAGCAACCCAGTCAGTTTTACTACCGTCAAATCTAATGATGCGGTACGACGGACTGAAGGGCACTCAAAATGATGGGCGCGTCGAGTATACTTATGAAACGCGGCGGGGGCCGACTCGTATATACGGGGGTAAGTTTGTGGAGAACGCTTGCCAAGCACTCGCGCGTTGCATAATCGCAGAGCAGATGCTGCTAATAAACAACGAGTACCCGCCGGTACTAACCGTACATGACTCTATCGTCGTGTGCGTCCCTGAGAATGAGGTAGATGAAGCGCAAGCATTTATAGAGCAGTGTATGCGTCACGTACCAGAGTGGGCTAAAGGACTACCGCTTGATTGTGAAAGCGGGGCAGCAAAAACGTACGGGGATTGTGAATGATGAGTATAGCTCCGTGGAGTTTCAGCAAGATCAAGGCGTTTCAGCAATGCCCTAAGCAGTTCTACCATGAGAAGGTACTTAAGCAGTATCCGTTCAAGGAGTCTGAGGCCACGTTGTACGGGACGGCCTTTCACGAAGCTGCGGAGATATACATCCGCGATGGTGGTGAACTAGACCCACGGTTCAGCTATGCACAGGGTATGTTAGACGCACTAGACGCTAAGAAAGGCGAGAAGTTGTGCGAGATCAAGATGGGACTGACTGAGAACTTAGAGGCATGTAGCTTTTTTGGTAGCGACGTGTGGTTCCGTGGTATAGCTGATTTAGTTATACTTAACAGAGAAGATAATCTAGCTTGGGTCATCGACTACAAGACCGGCAAGTCAGCGCGGTATGCGGACAAAGGGCAGTTAGAGCTTATGGCTTTGGCTACCTTTAAGCATTACCCCGAAGTAAAGACTGTTCGGGCAGCGTTGTTGTTTGTGGTGAGTGAAGATCTTATTAAAGACCGATACACCATAGAAGACGAAGAAAGGCTATGGGGTGAGTGGTTAAACAAATATAATGATATGGAACTATCTTTTAACAACGACACATGGAACCCAAAACCGAATGGGCTATGCAGGGCTTGGTGCCCAGTCCTAGAGTGTGCTCATAACGGGAGAAACTAATGCGTAGACGCTACAAGCGCCCGTACAAAAAAGAATACCAACAGCAATTAGCACGCGGTGAACACGCTAATCGTATGGAAAGACAGAAGGCTAGGCGTGCGTTAGACGCTAAAGGCGTTGATCGTAGTGGTAAAGATGTTAGCCATAATAAGATGTTGAGCAAAGGTGGTACTAACGCTGATGGGTATAAGTTAGAAGCCCCCAGCAAGAACAGAAGCCGTAACGGCGAGAAGCCACGCACCCGTACCACATAGCGTACGTAAGAAGTTCAGACCGAGGGGGAGTTCCACCTAGCTCCTCCTATTATCCACGTTCCCGTCCGTGGGGTCGAGTAGGCGGGGCTATTTGAAGGAACCTGTTTTTCTTAGAAGTTTAATCTTCGCGTGTGGCAAAACGTAGAGAAACAGGGCTGCAACACCGTTCCCGTCCGGTGATCCTAGAGGCGGGGTTGATTCATTTTGCGTGTTGGGGACACCCCCTTCACGCCTTTTTGCGTGGGAGCGTTAATGCAAATTTTAAAGAACCGAGCAGTATTACTTAAGCTACGTGACCCGGAGAGGGTGACTAGTTTGATACCTAAAAGTAAAGAACTTACAGGAAACAAAGTAATAGTTAATTGGGGTGTAGATGAGGCGCATGTTCTTAAGAACTTAAATATTAAAATACCTTCTCCCATTGAGGGGCGTTACAAATGGACAGGTAAGCACGCCCCATTTGAACACCAGAAAACAACTTCGGGGTTCCTTACCCTCAACAAAAAAGCTTTCTGCTTTAACGAGCAAGGGACGGGTAAGACTGCTAGCGCGATCTGGGCAGCGGACTTTCTTATGAATGAGGGGCGTGTAAACCGCGTGCTAGTCATATGCCCACTCTCGATTATGGAATCCGCATGGCGCGACGATCTGTTTACTTTTGCTATGCACCGCACAGTAGATGTCGCTTACGGGGCAGCGGAGAAACGCCGCAAGATAATAGGCGGCGGGGCTGAATTCGTAATAATAAACTACGATGGGGTGGAGATAGTCGCGGATGCCATAGCCAACGGAGGGTTTGACTTAATCATCATAGATGAGGCTACTCACTACAAAAACCCACAAACAAAGCGGTGGAAAGTTCTTAACAAGTTAATGACTCCGCAAACGTGGCTCTGGATGATGACCGGCACCCCTGCTGCACAAAGCCCATTAGACGCGTTTGGGCTGGCTAAACTTGTTAACCCCGACTCTGTTCCTAAATTCCAAGGTTCGTTTAGGGATCAAGTCATGCACAAGATCACCAACTTTAAGTGGGTACCCAAAGAGTCTGCCACAGATACGGTCTATCAAGCGTTGCAGCCAGCGATAAGATTTACTAAAGACGAGTGCTTAGACCTACCAGACATGGTTTATGTCAAACGAGAAGTAGAACTTACCCGCCAACAAAAGAAATATTATAAAGAACTTAAAGACAAGATGGTCATGCAAGCGGGTGGGGAGCAGATAACTGCGGCAAACGCAGCGGTAAACATGAACAAGCTGCTACAAATATCTGCTGGGGCGGTGTACACCGATGATGGAGACTCTTTGGCGTTTGATATTAGGCATAGGTACAAGGTACTTCGGGAAGTTATAGACGAGTCTAGCAAGAAGGTTTTGATATTTGTGCCCTTTAAACATGTTATTGATCTACTCACTGAGAAGCTAATCCAAGATGGTATACCTACCGAAGTAATACGTGGGGACGTAAGCGCACCCAAGAGGACTGAGATATTTAAACGGTTTCAAACAACGAACTTACCGCAAGTATTAGTTATACAACCGCAAGCTGCGGCTCACGGAGTCACCCTTACCGCTGCGAACACGGTGGTGTGGTGGGGGCCAACAAGCTCTTTAGAAATTTACGCTCAAGCCAACGCTCGCGTACACAGATCAGGCCAAGACCATAAATGCACGGTGGTACAGTTGCAGGGTTCGTTTGCAGAAAAACGCGTGTACGCACTACTAGACAATAGAATCGACACCCACACAAAGATGATTGATTTATACAAAGAAGTGCTTGATTAGGTAACTACATGGCATTATAGTTCACTACACGGTATAAGGAGAACCAATATGAGTGACGAGACTGCGTTCGACGCGGAAAAACTTACTAGAGTCTATTTGAAGATTAAGGCTAAACGTAGCGAGATAAAAGCCGCGTTTACCGAAGAAGATGAAAAGCTCTCAAGTAGTTTAGATCTCATCAAAAAAGAAATGCTTTCTCACCTACAAGCGACAGGCAGTACAAGTGTTAGCAGTGAAGCCGGTATGTTTTACCGTAGTACAAAGGCTAAGTACTGGACTAACGACTGGGAAGAAATGCACAAGTTTATAGTAAAAGAGAACGTACCTGCGTTTTTTGCTAAGACTTTAAATCAGGGGGTAGTTAAAGAGTACTTGGAGGAGCACCCAGAAAAACTACCAAAAGGGCTGAATGTAAATTCAGAATACACAATAACTGTAAGGAAGAAATGATGGCGCAGCCATTTGTAGAGATCGGGGAAGTAGCCAGTCACTTTAAGGTGTCAGTAAGCACTGTACGCGCTTGGGTCAGACAGGGACAAATACCCCCAAATACCTACCTAAAGCTTGGTAAGACGTTTAGATTTCAGCTTGATGCCGTGGCAGAGGCACTGCTTAACAGTAGCACTGGGACTGAACCAGAGCCAGAAACTGAAATAGACGAAGATCTATAGCGATGACGGTTAAGCGTATTAGTATACGGGACGGTAGGTTCCGCAAACTCGTAGAGGGTAGGGAGGTCTTACTAGACTCTGATACCTTAGATGTGGTTATACTTAATGCTGCCAGCATATCTAGACTGCACTATGGTTTAGAGTACGACCCCACGAAAGGGAACCACCCCCGTTGCTGGTCGTCCGATACTCAAGTCCCTGATAGAAGTGTACCTGCGGATCAGTTGCAAGCTGCAAGCTGCATAACTTGTGAGCAGAACATAAAAGGGTCGGGCGTAGGTAACTCGCGTGCGTGTAAGTTCTTACAAAGGATAGCCGTAGCTATTATTGACGAAGACAACTTATACGACGTTTACCAACTACAGTTACCGGCAACTAGTTTGTTTGGTACCGCAGAACGCGGGTGGTTGTCGATGCAGAACTATGCAAAACACTTAGCTCGGCATGACACCCCCGCAATAGCTGTCGTAACTAGGATTTGTTTTGAACAAAACAGTTACGCACCAAGGTTACGTTTTAGGCCCATGCGGGTTCTAGACGCAACCGAACTAAAAGAAGTAGCGGAGTTAGAGCATCACCCTGACACGCTAAAGGCGATAACTATGAGTGTACCGGAAGCACGGAGCATCGCAGTATCACCGTTTAGTGAAGTAGAAGGGTTTGTAGCTAGTAAAGCTATTTAATTAATAAGATATTTAGGAGAACACAAGATGGCTGAAGGAAAATCAGAAGGGTATTTCATTAACGGCGTAGAAGCTAAGTACCCACATCTAGATAAAACTTACAACTGGGACGATTCTGAAGGGCGTAGTATGCCGTGCAAGCCGCTTGCAGCTAATGCAGCGTACGATACTAATTTTATTATGTCTGAAGACACCGCAGACGCGCTGTGGAAAGAGATGCGTGCAGCATACAAAGAGCGGCAGAAAGCCGAATCTAAGTGGCCTGTGAAGTTTGACAAGCCGTTTACTGAAGAAGACGACGGTAGACTTACTTTCAAAGCCAGTTTGAAGGGCGCTTATAATGGCGAACCTACTGCGGCACCAAGGCAGGTTGACTCTAGTAACGTAACGCTCGCAGAGGATTTTCAGTTAACGTCAGGTAGCACTGTGAACCTGTATGTAACTTTTGTGCCTTACCACATGAAAACTGGTACAGGGGTTTCCTTACGACTAAGAGCAGTGCAAGTCACTAACTACGTACCTAGGAAAGAGACTTCTCCGTTTGGTGCAGTAGAAGGTGGTTTTGTTGCTGCTGCAAGTGATGACGAGAGTCCTTTTGGCGCTCAAGCAACCACTGCAAAGGTAAGTGACGACGACGATTGGGGTGACGAAGACGAGGCTTCAGTTAAAGAACCTAAGAAAGTAGTCAAGAAGACGGTTGCCCCCAAAGAAGAGAAGGCTGAGATAGCTGCGGTTATTGATGATTGGGACGACAACGACTAGTCCCCAATAACCCTTACTGTGGCTAGGATTTCCGAAGAGGGTGTACCGACACCCCTGCCACAGTGTCTCTCGGTTTTGGGTGAAACGTCATGGAAACAAAAGAATTTCTAAGCGAGGTGCTTAGTGACAGTGGTTGGTACTGCCTGTTTGGTAACGACACTGAGAAAGACCGTAGGACGCAGAAGTTCTACGCTACAATTAATGAACTAGTAGATGAGTCATACATCCTAGACCAGCAGGGGTATGACGTTTATTTTGCCTTAGCTACATTTAGGGAGAAAGGTTCTCGTAAAGTAGAGAACGTACAGAATTTAAAGTCCTTATTTTTAGATTTGGACTGTGGGCCTAGTAAAGATTTTACAACGCAAAAAGAAGCCATAGACAAACTACGTAAGTTTGTTCGTGACTTGAAATTACCTAAGCCTTTAATGGTAAGTTCTGGGCGTGGGGTACATGTATATTGGATACTAGAAGAAGCCGTCCCGCTAGAGGAGTGGTTGCCGGTAGCGGAACAACTTAAAGTCCGTTGCGCTAAACATAAGTTCTTAGCTGATCCAGCTGTTACCGCCGATGCTGCGCGGGTACTTCGCCCGTTAGGTACGCACAACCACAAGACCTCACCACCTACGGAAGTATTTAAGTACGGTGTGGAGCTACCCCCGCCCGTTAATTTTGATGTGTTGTCTGAGTTGCTTGGCAAGAACTTGATGCCAGTGGTTACAAAGATTGAAAACCGTACCCCCAACGCAACGCTACAAGCACTGATGGGTAACGTAGAAAACAAATTTGGTACTATCGTAAAGAAGATAAACGCAGGTACTGGGTGTAAGCAGCTTGAATTAATCGCAACAGATAAAGAAACTACTACAGAGCCTATGTGGCGAGCTGGACTGTCTATAGCAAAATTCTGCTCTGACGGAGAGAAAGCCGCACAATATATATCTAAAGGGCACGAGGGTTACTCGGAAGAAGCTACGGCAGCGAAAGTACAGCAGATAAAAGGGCCGTACCTGTGCGTTAAGTTTGATGAGTTTAACCCCGATGTGTGCCCTCAGTGCCAGCATTGGAACAAGATAAAATCGCCCATTATTTTAGGCAAGAACGTAATCGCGGCAGAGGGCGAAGATAACATAGTAGAAGCCCCATCAGCTACGCTACCGAACGCTCCAGTGCAGACATACACTATTCCAGACTACCCAAGCCCTTACTTTCGGGGGGCCAACGGAGGTATATACATAAGGGCACGGAATGTTGATGGGGAAGCAGAGGAACGTCTTATATACCACAATGATTTTTATGTAGTTAAGCGTGTGGTTGATGTGGAGATTGGTGAGGCTATAGTGATGCGGCTTCACCTACCAAAAGACGGGGTGCGAGAGTTTACTGTGCCACTAACTGCTGTTACGTCCCGAGAGGAGTTTCGTAAGAACATGAGTATGCAAGGCGTGGCGGTAAACAAGATGGATGAACTTATGCAATATACAACTACTTGGGTAAACGAACTACAAGCTATGGCTACAGCGGACGTGGCTCACCGGCAGTTTGGCTGGACTAGCGATGCGATGGAGTCTTTTGTACTCGGTAATCAAGAGATATTTGCTGACCGTATAGAGTTCAACCCGCCAGCCTCCAATACTGTAGCTATGTTCCCAGCGTTTGACGCAAAAGGTTCTTTGTCGGGCTGGAAAGATATGGCTGCTTTCTTGAACGAGAAGGGGCAAGAACCCTACCAATATATTATGGGGGCTTCGTTCGGCTCTGCACTCATGCAGCTAATGCCCGTTGCGTGTTCTGTGTTGCACGTACACAGTGACGATTCCGGTTTTGGTAAGACCACCGCTCAGTTTGCGGGGCTAGGCGTGTGGGGGAACCCAGAAGAACTTATATTAGAGAAAGAAGATACCTACAACACTAAGATGAACAGGGCAGAGGTGTACCACAGTGTCCCGCTATTCTTAGATGAGCTTACTAACATGGCCCCAAAAGAACTTAGCGACCTAGCATACCAGTACTATGCTGGTAGGCAGAAACGTAGGCTAACCAGCGGGGCTAACGTAGAACGGTACAACGGCCCTGCGTGGAGTTTTATGGCGGTGTCCACAGGTAACGCCAGCTTGATAGAAAAGATAATGCTGTATAAGAAAGCGCCCAAGGCCGAATCTCAGCGTATTCTTGAGTATAAAATAAGCAAACACTTCAAAGATGCCCAGACCAAAACCCTCACTGATGAGTTTCAGTCTAACGTGTTGAAGCATTACGGTCATGCAGGAGTGCCGTTTGTACAGTATGTTATTAACAACTTAGAGGAGGTGACTAGCCTACTTAAAAGGGTTCAAGTAAAAATAGACACCGAGGCTGGACTAGCAGCAGAAAACCGATTCTGGTCAGCTGGTGCAGCGTGTACCCTGTCCGCGTTGATTATATGCAGGAACTTGGGGCTACTACCCTACAAAAGTAAGCCAGTATATAAGTGGATACTTGAAGTACTTAGAACCAATAAAAAAGGGATAGAGGACATGACCCACTCGGCGGAGCAAACGCTTAATGACTACATGAATGATCATTATGGCAATGTTCTGTGGATTAGAAGCACCGATGACCTACGTAAACAGAACGGGAACGGGTTAGACACGCTAGTCATACCAGACGTTAACCCAAGGGCTAGGCTGGTAGCTAGGTACGAGACGGACTTAAAACGCGCTTACCTAGTACCTAAGCCCCTACGTGAGTGGTGTGGTAAACAGCAAATAAACTACGCAGCTTTTATTGAATCCCTTACAGAAAAGATGGGGGCTAAAAAATCTAAAATGCGTCTGAGCAAAGGCACTCACATGAACTTACCCCCTACTGACGTGATCATAGTGAACTGCCTTGTAGAACAAACACAAGAGGACAATGATGAGTAAGAAATTCTTAGCGGCTATCCGCGCCCAAAACACAGCACTAGAAGTGGGCAAAGAACGGGGGAAGAGACTGCACACAGACCCTATAGAGCGTGCAGAACAAGGTAAGTTTAGGCGTAATTTAAAACCAGAAGAGATTATGTCGGTGTTAAACGCGCAAGCGGAAGGTATACCAAGGGCTAAGATAGCCCAGCAGACTGGGTTAGCCCCCGCTGCGGTGTACAATATATCTTACAGGTATGAGTTAACTCGTGTTGGGGGGTACAAAGTTTTAGGTAGAGGTAATTAGTGCCTAAGACTGTAGACAACGGTGTGCTTAAGCTAGACGACCTCGCGCCAGACGGGGTACGAGTAGTAGTCAATTGGGATAAGATGTTAGTAGGGATGTCCGTTTTTGTACCATGTATAAACACAGAAGCTGCGCGTACACAGGCACAGGTTATAATGCACCGTAAAGAATGGGGTATGGAGCACAGAGTGCGGACAGAGAGTGGTAAACTAGGTGTACGGGTTTGGCGGACTGTATGATACCATATGAGACGTAGCGCAATGCTACTAGGTTCTCCGACCGGCTTACCCCCTTCCTCTCGGTGGGGGGTAAGTTTTAGAAAAACCCTTCTGACTCTACTGCCGACTTCATAGCGGAAGATAACAGCACACCGTTGTGCATCAGTAGTGTGGTTCTTTGGTGAGATTTAAGCGACCGCCTTATTGTCTTATTGTTTATGAAAAGTTTAGCGTTCGCTTTAGCAGCGCTAGAGCTATTAAACTTCATCATATCATCCATAGCTTCTTTTACTGCTTCGCTGTCACCAAAACGCATGGCTACATAGAATCTTTTAAGTAGTTTAGATCGTTTACTAAAAGCCGCGTCGTCCATACGTTTGGCTTTAGACGACTCTTCCATGCGGTTCATATATTCCGTAGGCGGGAATCCTAAGAACTGAGCAAACAGTTCACCAGACGATACGTCTTCATACATGGCATCCCCGCGCCGAGTTAGCATACCGTCGTCTCTTGGGTAGCGGTACAACGCTCTGTACGCATTACGAAAGGCTCCGGGTAATATACTTTCAAACCCACGCTCACCATCGCCGTCGGCGCTAAAGATCTCGCCAAACCCTTCGTAGACTCTAATTCCTACGCTAGTAGCAGGGCCACCGAAGTAGTGAGCAATAGTTTCTTCTGGGGAGGGGTCAGCATTAAACCTATCTGCCTCGACCAACAAGTTGGTAAGTGCCACACGTTTGGACACATCTAACCCAGTTATTTCAGACAACGCACCCTTATACAACGTGTTGCTGTTAAGCGCCTTACGTACATAGGTTTCAAAATCTTCTTCGTCATCGTCTGTAAAGAAGGTATCTACAATCGAACTAATTAAACCAAACAGCGGCATACCTTGCACACCAGCAAGCAGTAATACTGAAACATGGATTCCAGCAAGTTGTTTAAAGGCAACCCTAGCTTCTTTGGTATCACCGTTGTACTGAGCCTTCGCCCCCTGCCACGCGGTCTTAAGCATTTTGTAGTACATTGTAATGCCGTAGTTCTTATACATAAGAATTACACGCCCAATTCCCGAACGGGCAAATCTAGGCCCAGTCTCTAAGTTGGCACCACCGTTTATCTGTGTTGTCTCAAACACGGCTTCTTCTGCCGCTGCCGCTTCTGCCGCTGCACGTTCTGTAGGGCTTACCGTACCCTTACCTTTTAGAGCCTTATTTAAAGCTAGGTTGTACGCCGCCATTAAAGTTACTTGGCGGTTCATAACTTCCGCGTTATGAAACATAAGCGCAGACTGGTTTGTAATCCAATCCATTTTGCTTATGTTTCGCCCCGAAGAATCCACGCTTAGTGTTTCCGCTATAAAAGACGTACCCAACTGCCCACGTCTAGCCGATAACTCAACTAAAGGTTTAATACTGTTCAGTTGTGTAATCTGGTCTTTTGATAAGTTTAAATCTTCGCGGACTGTGTAAAGACGTTTACCATTACTAGATCGAGTTACCGTGTAGTAGTTATCAAGCGATGGTTGTGCCTTGTCTTGGAGTGCTGTTAGCGCGTCTTTAAGCTTGTTATTTCCTTTTAGAGCGGCCCTTACAGAGCGAGGAGCACGCGCATCCCCAAAGATTGTTTGCTGTGTTTGACTAAACGGAGTGTTAACAAACAAAATTGCAGCGTCTTTAAATGCAGCGTTCGCCTCTTTATACCCGTACCTACCTGCCAACATCGGATAAGCAAAGAGCGGTATCTGCGACAGGTTAACCAACGCAGAGGAAGCGTTAAATCCAATGGTAAAAAGAAACGCTGCGCGGTTTGCCATCTTAGCGTAGTTATCCACTGGCGGATTTATTGAAAACTGCCCTCGATCAACAACCTCATCAACAAGAACTTGGTCGTACTTACCAATCTTAGCGTTTGCTTTAAACGTCTCTATGTACGACCCAATCAACGCACTGTTTTTTATTCTGACGGTCTGTCTGGCTAAATCGTAACCTTTTGTCCTTACTGCCTCAAAAGCATCTTTATCAAATCCTTCAGTCTTCTTACGTCTTTGCAGTCCTTTTGCAAAAGAAGACTCAGGCAGTGCTTGAATAAACAAACGCGTAATCTGTTCTTTTGTTTCTGCGTCTACATTTGGCTGCTGGTTTAATATATCTAGCACCTCACTGACAAAAGCAGGGGGCACCGAATCTCCGTTATAATTAGATTTATCATTCGGATCAAATATATCTACTTCCAACCCCTCGCCATCGAAGAATTCCATTGCCTCTTGTCGCTCACCATTACTCTCATAGGAAAATACTGCGGAGTTGCGACCCCCCTTTTTTTCTTTAACCGCTAAGAAATAGGTACCTTTACGGGTAAGCGGGAAGTAAGGTTCCAGCTTCGATGCTTCTAACATCTTAGCAAGTAGCTCATTCTTTAAGTTCTTTCTTACGCTTTCGTCTACAGACAGACTATCAATCCTACCCTCTAATACTTTTAGTAGCTCCGCGTATTGGTTCTTATAGAAGTCCCGTAGCTTTACATACGTCTCTTGGCCTTCCTTGTCTAGCTTATTGTATTCGTTCCGTAACCTTGTCCACTCTTTAAGTTTTTTGCCTGTGTACTCTGATGCGTCTTTAGTTGGATCTACTTCTGCTATGGTGCTGTCGTATACAATATTGTTAAACCTATCACTCATAGTTTTTGTAGCTTTATTGGCCCACTCTAATATGGGCAGTAAAGTTTTTCTGGTAGATGCTTCAGCCGCAGTAAGATCCCCCCGTTGAACATCAATTTGGTCTAGTATTTCTTGAGCGCCGTTCATTTGGTCGGATTTGGCGTAATCAGCAATACTGGCGTTAGGCAAAAACCTAAAAAATATTTTTTTAGCTTTGGTCAAAGCAGGGTTTCCCGGCCCAGAAAATGCGCCTTTTATGTCCCGTATTAGAGTGCTTCTTTTTTTAGATCCAGCAGCAGCTTCTGCGGCCTCCCTTACCGCTTTACCTACAGCGTTGGCGGTCATATAGTTAAACGACCCTGCGCCTATAGACTGAGGTGCTGGCGCTAACAACTGCTCAATTAACACGTCTAATTCTTTAGAGGCGTTTCCTTTTAGAGGTGGGCGCTTAAACAAAGCACGGATCCCATTAACAAACCGTTGCATAACATTAAGGCGTTCGCCTTTTATGCTAAACCTAGATAGTTCTTTGTGGAATGCAAGATTACCAAAAGCTTCTGCTACAAATTCTTCTACATCTGTAGCGCCGTACTGCCCTTTCAGTTGTCCTTTTACATCTTTAAACAACTTAATAATCTGTGTAGCAGCCGCCCCCTTAGTGGGATTTCGTAGGGCTTGTATGGTAGCCGCGTGAGTCATCTCGTGCAGTAAAGTATGCACACTCATGGCTGCGGGTATGTCTTCGTTTATGACAATTGTATTGTCTAGATCTATCTCACCAAATTGACCTCTAGAATAGAAGCCATACACTGGATACCCATCAACACTTTTAGATACCCTTTTAGCAATAAGTTTTTCTGCTTCTGTAGCGTTCTCTGGTAAGTTTTTAGTTGTCCTAGAAAGTAGTACCTTAGTATCGCCCACCATCTTTGACAGCAAGTTAGCAATCAGTTTTATACGTGGGTTGGTAGAATTTTTAGCAACATCTTGTAGTGCCGCCTTTAGATCCCCCGCTCTTAGTGCAGCTAGGGTGGTTTCCGTAAGGGGTGCGGTCACTCCTTTGACGGGTATACCTAAAAGATTATTCTGGGTGGGGTCAATATTTATACCCGCGTTTCTTCCTAATACTTGATTTTCTGCATATTCTATAGCAACGTCTTTAGCGGCCCCTAGTTTTCTTGCTTCTAATATAAGCCTCGCTTTAGTAGCTCGCTCGCCCCCCTCCATCATTTCCCTTGCGTGGGTTATGGCTTCCTTCTCGGTGTAACTTGAAGCAGCCGCATCCGTAGACTGTTTGTTCTTACCAACATCAATAGCCTCGCTAAAATACTTAAATAGGGTCGGGACTAATTTATTAGCTTTGCGTGAGGCGTTAAGCTCTTTCCGTTCGCTTGGTGTTATTTTTTCGGGGTCTAAATCACGATCTGCCTCTACAGCTTTAGCGTCTTTAGCAAGTTCTTTTTCCCTAGTAATGTTTACGCCGTCTACTACCTCATCCATAGATTTTTGTGGTGTGGTATCTGTATCTTTTGCGTTTAGTGATTTTCCTGTAATCATTGCTTTAGCAGCTTGAGATTCTTGCGAAACTCTTGCTTGCCTAGCCTGTAGTTTCTTAGCGGCTTCTTTTGGGGTAAAGGCTTTAAATTCTTCTTCCGGAACACCGTCTATAAGTATTTCGTTACCTTTCATTACACCTTTGTACTCTGTACCGTCTTCAAACTTAAACGTGTACTCGGGGTAATCACCATCTGTATTCGTTTCAATTGTTGGTGCTGGCACTCCTTGCGCAGGAGTAATTCTGGCGGCAGCTTTTTTGTCAGCAGCAGCTCTTTTGGCGGCAGCAGCTTTTATTCTTTTTTGTGTTGCACCGGGTCTAAGCTTAAGAATTTTTCGCTCGGATGTCGGATCTGTCACGGTTTCGGCGGCGGTTTCGGTGGCGGCAGTAGTATTAGCAGCAGGAGGAGGAAGAGCAGCAGGAGGAGCAGGAGGAGTACCGGCCCTACGCTCTTTTAATTTCTGTATCGCTTCGGTTCTATTTTTGCCGAGATACCCACCCGTAGGACCGCCAAGGTCGTTTCGGTCATACCACTCTGGTTTATTAGGTTCTTTAAATATTTCGTAAGAATCTGTACCAAACTCAACAAGTTGGTAAGGATCACCAGCATCAGTTTTCTTTCTTGTAATTACAGGTTCGGCATCAACCTCAGTGGTGTCATCGGAAGTAGTTTCTGCAACAGTTTCAGTAGCCTCAGAAGTAGTTTCTGCAACAGCTTCAGTAGCCTCGGCATCAACCTCAACAGGTTTGGCACCAACCTCAATAGCATCGGAAGTAGTGGTATCATCGGAAGTAGTTTCTGCAACAGCATCAGTAGCCTCAGAAGTAGTGGTAGCCTCAGTAACTTGACCTCTGTCAGCCGCAAGCTTGGCTTGTTGCCTTTCGTCTTGCGCTTTTATTTTATTTTTAGCTGCTTGTTTTTGTTCTTCAGTACTCGTTTCCGTAGTCGCAATAAACGCATTAACATCGTCAACATCTTCGTCAGTAAACCCTTTTTGGCCTGTAATGTCTTCTATACGCTCTACTTTATTTTTACGCTTGCGTTTTTTACTGGTAGCTTTTGCTCCTTTTTTCGGCCCCTTTTTTATGTTTATACCATCTATATAATCGTCTACTTGTTCTTCTGTTATTTCTTTTGGGGCTACGTTGTTTGCTTTCGCCAACGCAAGGCGTACATTGACCCTATTTTTTTCAGACTCTTTATCTATTAAACCTAACTTGGGTGCCGTTGCGGTAGGTTCTTCAGCGGTAATTTCGGCTTGTTCTTCAGCAAGGATGCTTTGTGCTTCGGCGGAGCGCCTGTCCTGCGAGGATATTCTTTCTTGTTCTTTTTCTTTTTCTATCGCAGCAAGCCCCTCGGGGGTGCGGTCAAAGTCTCTTGCTCGCCTACTACCACCAAGGAACAAGTCAAGAAGACCACCAGCTATGCTGCCATACGTAAACGCTTCTTCAGCGCCAGCAAAGGTTTCAACAGTTGCGTCGTATTCTTTCTGGTTAAGGTTCTGTAAAGCTTCTGATGCTATTTCTTGTGCGCCTTCATACCCACCCGTAATCCCCGCGCTGTAGATTTTTTCACCGATGGTTTCGACTTTCTCTGGGCCTAGCTTATCTACTAATTTATTCAGTAACGGTAGGTCTACAGATTTAACAAAACGGGCAATAGGTAGGATTTCTAGCAAGCCGATTGGAGCGCCACGTAGGGTAGCTGCGCCACGTTCTTCTTCAGTAGCGCCCGATTCACGGGCACGTTCACTTGCTTCACCAGCAGAGGCACCTACACCCAGTAATCCAGCAATACCTGTGGCGGCGAGAGTAGGAGCACCAGCAACCCCAGCAATAGCAGCGGGGGCGGCAATACCGGCAATGGAGCCAAACGCTTGACCTAACCCATAACTAAAGGACTCAGGGTCGCCCCCTTCGGGACGTATGTAATCCGCTGCGGCTTTAATTTTCTCACGCGCGGCTAGTTCGGCCTCTTCGTCCAAGATTGCGACTGCACCAAGGCTAGCCATTTCACCAACATTAACCGCACCTGCACCGAAACCTGATGTTAAGTCTTCAAATACGCCGGTTTCTTTAGGCGCAGCATATCGGACTTGATTCTGCGCAAAGATTTCTCCGAGGTCTGGCTCTTCAGTCCTACGTCGCCTTACTTCCGCAGCAAGCACGGTGGCAGCTTCAGTGTCTCCCGCGTTATGCGCCTGCATAAACGCATCTTCAAGTCTGGCTAAATCTACTTGAGCCACTAATCGTCCTTGGCGGGGTATTGGCCTAGCGCGGCATCAAGGGCAGTATTTGATGTGGCGGCGCTGCCCTTCTTAGTACCGTCAGGTACTTTTATACCTAATAACTCATACAATTGTGCTTCTACTGTTTCAAGTAAGTCACCCGTTCCAGCTAGTTCGCGCAGTTGGAAGTGCTCAATTATTTTAGCGTTAATTGCATTTTTGTAAGTCTCTACATTTTCTTCCGAGGGATCGGCGGTCATCGCGAGTTTTAATTGCATAATAGACGTATCCTCATCTATAGACTTACTAAGCTGCACACTACTTTCTTGAGTAATTTTATTTACGGCACTAAGTAGCGCGGCCATTTGTTGTCCTTCCTGCGCCCCTGCCGCTATGTCTTTTTGGACTTCCAGCGTCAAAACTTTTAACTGGTTTGCAATTTCACTCTTGTTTGACTCAAACTTTTGATTAGCACTGGCTATAGCTTTGTTGGCTATTGATGTTTCTGTACTGTTGTACATATCAGCCAACACAGTCCTTTCTTGGGTAAGGTAGCCCAGAGCCTTGTCTCCAGATTCAAGACCTTTACTAGCTACATCTAGGTCTAAGCTTAAGAACTTGTTTTGTATATCAAACTTCTTGTGCAACGCGTCCCTTTCAGCAATACCTTGCGCCTCTTGTTCGTTCATTATACCCGTGCCCACTGCGGCAAAACCTCCTCCCCCTGATGCAGCCATTAGGCCGCGCATTAAGGCGTTCTTCCTAAGCTGGGCTGGGTCTTGTTGGCGTTCAGTCAGCTTCCTTAGTTCTTCTTCTTGATTTTCGCCCGCCTTTTTAGCACCCGCCCTGTCAAGATAGAGATCAGACGACGCGCGTGCGTCGGTAACAACCTTATCTCTGTCTTGTAACGACCCTAACCCTGTAGCAGCAAGTTTTTTCTGTAGTTCTGCTGCGGGGTCGTAATCAATTTCAGCTGTTTCGGGACGCATATTATTTTTATTAAGCCCCAACCCTGCTAGTGGGTCGGCGTTTGCCGCTGCTTCTGCTTTTGCTTTCTCTTCCGCCGCTACTTTCTCTCCAGCTTCTTTTTTATTTAACGCTATGTTAGCGTCAGCTAAAGAGTCTACCGCAGCTGCGCCGGGTACCTCGGCATCGGGGGTAGGAACAACAGGATCAGTAGGAACAGCAGGTAGTCCACTCGCCCTAGATTTTTTAGCTGCGGCGTACTTTTCTTGCATGTCAGCAATAGTACCTTCTAATGCTTCGCCTCTGGTTGGGTTTAACTCCGCGTAGTCCGTATTCACCTTTGTTATATCTTTTATAGCTAGGTCTCTATTGCGAGCATTGTCAGGTAGGTTATATTTAGCTAGATATCTTGCAATTTGTGCATCGGTAACTTTACCGCCTTTATCAAACCCAGCAATGCCGCCGCCACTTCTAAACCCAACAATACCGCCTTGAGCAGCATTCATTTGTGGTCGTGCCGCACCGGCTTGATTAGGAGGCATTGGATTTTGGCGTTGTTTGTTTGCTAACGTCCCACTAGTATTTTTAGCAACTTCAGCAAGCCCCTGCCCCATAAGCTCTTTCTGGTTTTCTACGGCTTCTTTTTCCATAGAATCATACACAGTACCTTGTGAGTCAGGCATCCCCTGTGCCAATGCTGCTTTTGCTTCTTTTTGTTTAGTTGTTACTATGTTCAAAGCAAGCATGTCAAAAATATCTTTAGACTCGCCAGCCCTCTTCATAAGCGCAGGGACGTTATTTTGGTAAGCGGCTGCTAAATCACCTACTTTTTTATCTATATTTACCATTTTTAACCTGCTCCTTATACCAAGATGGGTGCGTCGTCGGCGTCGTCGTCGTCGGCTGCACTACCACCGCTGCCAGAACCCCCACCATCACCGCTGCCAGAACCCCCACCAAGCCCACCAAGGCTTTTTAAGAGCGCCATAATTCCACCGGAATCGCCTAATAACTTGCTTAGGTTACTTGGCTGCGAATAGCTCGTTGTCTGTGCTTCTAGTGGAAGTCCTTGTAATAAAGACTGCTGGTACTGTACTTGTTTGTACGGAAAATCTCGTTCTTCTTCAAACTGCGCCCTGTCTGCGGCTATGCCTTCAGCGGTAATGCCCCTCTGCGTAGCACCGGCTCCTGTCTGTGCAGCAAGTGCCTCTAGTCCGTAACGGTTGCTAGCGTCTTGAGCAGTCTGTTGTCTACCCTGCTCAGTATTAAATTGGTTAAGAGCTTTATCATAAGCGTCGCTGTACCCTTGACCTGTAATAGCAGCAAGATTTTGCCCTAAGTTACGATTACCTTCAGACTCCATAATAGCCTGTCGAGTACCACCAAAAGCACCGGCTTGAGTTAACCTACCAGCGTCAGCTAAACGACTAATATTAGATTGGCGGCGTGCTTCATCGAGTTGCGGATTTAACGCAGCTTGTAAGTAAGGATTCATATACTGCGAGGCTACGTCACCTCCCATGCCTCCCGCCGGTACATTCATTGCCATACCTGCCGAGTCGTACTGCGGTACAGGAGCACCAGCACCAGTAAAGGAACTAGGTGTAAACGCGCCCATGTTAGTAGGTACAGTTAAGTTCCCAATACCTTGGAACGCTGTGTTTTGTATATCTGACTGTCCCGCAGAAAGAGGGCCGGTGTAAGCTTCATATCCTTGATTAGCAAGGGCTTGCCCTCTACCTAGCATGTCAGTTACGTAATCACCCGCCCACGAAGATAGCGAAGATTCTTTGCCTACTGGTTGTCCTACATTAGGGTCTGTAGGAACTGGTATATTTGTACCTGTACCTGTCCCTGTTGTCCCACCTTCATTAAATCCAAATATACTCATAAATTACGCCGGTAACATTTTTTTAGGGTTAATTTCTTTACCTTGTTTTTTATTGCCTGTACGTTCTTTACGTACTCGATCCATCATAGCGTGTAACGCCTTAGCACCTGCATCAGAGTTACCGTTACCTAAATGACTTACCACATCAGCAGGTATAACAAACTCACCATCGCTTAATCTAGCTTCTTGCCCACTGTCAATTCTAGCAGGTACTTTATCAGCCATACCATCGCTACTACCATTTAAATAACGTCCCTCACGCATGGCAAGAATACCCCCTTGGGCCATCGTTACTTTTTTAATATCTTTTGGAGGCCGCGAGTCTGTTAGTTCTTGTTTGTTTATTCCCGCTAGCCCCATCGCTTGTTGTTTGGCTTTTGCACGAGCGGCTTGCGCGGACATGGGCTGCGCCTCTCCCTTTTCTGCAAATATAGTGTCACTAAAGTAGCGCCTCCCTTGCTCTCCGGGCCGTCTATTTGGATCTGCACCTTCTTGAGGTGCCGCTTTACGTGCAGGCATTGCCACACGATCACGTACCGCTTCATACTCAGGTATCTTACCTTGGTACCCTACTTGAGGTATTTTGGTTTCGTTAAGCCCACTGTTGTTTACTAATGCAGACAACCCTAAAGCACCTACAGGGCTATTTAAAAGATCCATAACCCCAGAGCCAAGATCTGACCCCGTAAATTTGCTTGTTAAATCTGAAAACCAACTCATTATCTATCTCCAATAAGCCGTAGTAGCTCTTCGTTTACATCTAATACCCCACCTTTAGCGAAACCAAAAGGTTTTCGCGGGGCTTGCCTGTTAGGTTGGCTGGGTTGACTAGGCTGACCAGCTTGTCTATTTACAGTAGGGCCGTAAGGAGAAGCAAACAGATTCTCCTGTTGAGGATTAGCAAACACACTATTAAAATCGTATAAGTAGTCTATCTTAGCAAGTTCGCCGGGTCTTGTTGTTACTGTTTGCCCTTGAAGATCCTCTGCTCCCATCAACATATTTAAAAAAGCGTTGTTTTTGTTCTGCTCTGTTTGTTTTTGGAAGTTCATTTCGATCTGCTGCTGCATGGCTAAGTCGCGCTGCTGCTGCAATTCTCGTTCTTGTTGTAGCTCTTGTTGTAGTTCTTGTTGGGTTTTAAACAACCCTGTAGCAGCAAATTTATTATCAAACGCCGTGTCTAGTGTTTGATCTCCTGCCATAACCCCCTGCAAAAGTTGCTGGTCTTGTATGTTAACAACGCCGTCACCGTTAACATCGTACCCCAGTTGTTCTTCTGTAAGTTCAAACGTGGCTGGGTCAGCAAGAGCTTCTTGTTGCGCTATTAAATCAGTAACAAAATCTACATCTACATCGGTCACTTCTGACGGAGGTTTACCGATTATTGCCGCTATGGTGTCAATCTCTCCAGACAGCCCTGTTTCCGTTTCACCTATCGCCGCAAGTAAATCTTCTTCGGTTTGTCCTATAGTGCCAAGCAGTTCTTCTTTTGTTAAACCTAGCTCTTTGGCGAGATCGTCTACAGAGTTACTTACATCCGCTACATCATCTTTTATTGCCGCAATTGCGTCTGTCTCTGCTTTAACTTTTGCCTCGGCATCTCTAATTTCTTGCGCCTCGTCTGCGGCTTGCTTTGCATCGGCTCTTGTCTTAGCTAAATATTCTTCGTAGGCGAGCTTATCGTCGGCTCTGACTTTGGCTTCGTTATCTTTCGCCGTGTCGTATGCACCTTTTGCGTTGCTAAGTTTAATTTTAGCTGCCGCTGCTCTAGCCCCTTCAACTTCTTTTAGCCTTCTAAGTTCCGCAACTACAGCGCGAAAACGAGGGCTATTATAGTTTAAAGTTTTTAATTCCGCTTCATACGCGGCTACAGTGTCGGTGTATTCTTTCGGTGTCTTTATAGCGTCTTGAGCGTCTTTGTAATTTTGCTCTGCGGTATTTGTAGCCGCTTTAGTTTCTACTAATGTGTCTGATTCCGTGTATGGGTCAGCTTCTACCTCTGACTCTACCTCTACCTTTGTTTCCGTTTTAACTTCTGTCTCTGCGGCTTCAACTGTTTCTTCTGGAGTACCTGCATCATCAGACCCGTAAGACTCCATTATTTTATCTATAACAAGATCGGCATTAACTGAGGTTTGCCTAACGTACTGCTCGGCTTCTTCTTGGGTTATGCTAATACCTGCTTCCGCTGCGGCATCCATAACTTCTTGAGAATCTATGTAACGACTATCTACGTACGCATCTACTTGTGTATTTAATTCAGCATCAGGGTTATTACCTGTGTACTTGTTTAGATCAGCTTCGGTGGGTTCATAACCGGGATTAGCTTCTTGGAACGCATCTAAGGCTTCAGAATAGGTAGTGTACTGGTCGTTGAACGCATCATTTAATAAGCTAGTTTCCAGACCAGCAAAAGAGTCGCTATCTATGCCGAATTGAGACAGCGTTTGCCTAAGCTCTGCGTCGGTCATTGCCCCATTTTTAGCGCCTTCTATTGCTGCGCGTATTGTGGGAGACGTGTTTTTGACTACGTTAGACAATACATCTGCGACCTGTATGCCAGTACCAAGACCCGCTCCAACAGAGCTACCAACTATGCCAGCTAAAATAGCAGAGGTGGCAATATTAGCGTCAACAGGGCGAGTAGGATCTACTTCGTATAAAGCCACCTCAATTACTGCTTGTACAGCCCCTTCTTCAAGGAATTCTGCTCCGCCTTCCGTTGCAGTACCTACACCTATTTTAGACACACGTTCTATAAAACTATCTATGAATTTGGTAGACATAGATGTAACTTTGTCCCCAAACAAACCCTGCGCTAGTTCTTCTCCACCAAGAACTTTATCGCCTATAATGGATGTTATAAAACCAGTGATTCCTGCCTTACGAGCTACTGAAGTAGCGAACTCTTCAGCTTCTTTTATTTGTGTTTCTGATAATGGTATAGACCCAACCCCCGTAGCTTCCGCTATGCGAGCATTACGTTTTTCAAACTGAGTTATTTTAGCGTTGTAACTTTCTTCGTAGCCGCTTCTTGCTGCATCGCCCGTTGCTTCTGCACTGTCGCTAAGTGTTGTAACGTTTACAGCGACCATTGAAGGGTCTAGATTTTTTGCAAAGTTATTAGCTATCTCGTCACCAAATTTTCTAGCTACGTTTGCGGTTATTTTAGCTCCAGCAAAAGCAACGCCACCTGTACCAATTGCTATTAGCTCTGATGCTGCTTCCTTAACAATATAATCAAGACCAAACTCTATGGGATTTTCCGAAGCCGCACCTATAATAGCTTCACCGACCAATAACCAACTGTCTTTTGTACCCAGACCTTGCCTCTTAGCTTTGTCCCTAGCGCCTTGCAGTCGTTTTTCTATGTCTTTAAGACCTTTCTTGTAGTCTTCTGGTTTACTAGAACCTGTCATGTCAGTAATAGCTTTTAACGTCTTACCAAGTTCGGTAGATCCGGGGTCTATACCACCTAGAGCAGCAAGCCCTAAAAATGAATTGGCTACATCAGCGCCAGCTTCAATAGCAATAGCAGTACCTATAATCCAGTCATCGTCGCCTGTTTCTTCAGCAGCAGTTACAGCGCGTTTTGCTAAATCATATAACCCAAAAGCATCTTCAACGCCGGTTTTATATAGAGTGTCTTCGTGGTATCTACCTGTAGTTTCGTCTACCGTACCTAATGCGCGTAGGTATGCTTCGCGGTCATCTCCAGCACGTAATTCGTCAAGGGCAACGGTATCTAACGCACGTACTGCATCTAGCACGCGACCAGACGTATCCATACCTAGCTCTTCCATTACTCGTAGGTGTGAGTACCCGTCATCTCTAAGTTCTTGGTAGGCGTTAATTGCCTCGGCTCTAAAATCATCTGCCCCAGCGGAGTCTCCACCACTTTCTACATCCTCTCGGTGCATAGCTTCAGCAATCTGATCTATGGTGTTACCGACTAGGTACGCTCTATCATCTTTAGATAACCCAGATACTTCTGCCGAGGTGCCAGATTTATAATCAACACCTAATCCTATATTTGAATCAAAGTCTGCGAGTCCAAAATCTTCTAATTCTTGTTTTACAGTTCCGTTATTAATAGCTGCAATGTAAGAATTGTAGTCTCCCCCCATAAGTGTCCACCCTAAAGGCGGTTCTGGTACTACTGTAGAGGCTTTTAATTCTGTTAATGAAGGTTTACCTAGAAACGGTTCTAGGTTGTTTAGCGCTGTTTCTATTTGTTCAGAGCCAAGATCAAAATTGTCGGTTACGCCGTCCATTTCTAGTTTTAGTAGTAACGCAACACCTTCTGGGTTTATTGTGGGGTCTATTGTAGTTTGCGAAACACTGTCATATATAGACCCGTCTGACTGCACTGTCCAAATAGCGCTGCCATCTTCAAGAAAGGTTTTTTCTAAACCTGAGTTCACTGCGTTATTACGGTAATCTACAAAAGCACCATTACCAGAACTTTCAAAGTTATACGAATTAAACAATTCATTATTACTAAGTGAAGCAACAGCATCATCCGGTATCTCTGTACCACCAAACATGTTACCTAGACCATCTCTTGTACTACGTAACACGCTACCCATAGCCTTTAAGAAACTGTCTTTGTTGTACCCTGCTATACCCCCACCAGATACCACATACTGTCCAAGACCCGTAGCCATAGCGGTTTCAAAGTCTAACCCTCGCGCTAGACCTTGTTGAGTTTTAACTAAACCACCTACAAGAAGTTCTTGGTCTACACCTGCGCGACTAAGGAATTCAGAGGTAAGCCCTACTTTATCAAGAGCGGTTGAAGTAAGAGCAGGGCCAAACGCTGCTAGGAACCCTGCACCTACATTTCCAGTTAACGCACCTATACCTATCTGAGTAGCGGCGTATGCGGCTTGCCCTACTTTGTAGTTATTTGCAGCGGTGGTAGCAGCGATAGCGGCTTTACTACCTGCTTTTGCTCCTTTGGCGGCTTTAGCAGTTGTAGACGCTTCTGTAGCTAGATTTGCTAATATCTCAGAAGCAGCAGCACCCGCCCCAGCAACGCCCATATTTAGAAGAACGTCTTTAAAGTCTCCACCTTGCACTGCGGTAGTAGCTCCAGCAACAGCAGCAGCAGCAGCGGCAGTTTGAGCCACACTATATCCAGTAGTAGCAGCGGTAGTAGCGGTAGCAGCAACAGCGGTGGTAGGAGCACCAAACACTCCTGCTTTTAACAACATTTGCGGAGCATAAATTGCCGCAGCAACAGTAGCAATTATCTTTAATGCGCTACCTAGATCGTTGTCTTTTACTTCGTTGGTACGTATTTCACCATACGAAAAAGGGTCATAGAGGTACGTAGACCCGTCTTTGGTCTGCCGCATAGGACTTACTTCGTACTTTGCATACAACGCCTGTAACATTGGGTCTGTGTTAAACGTCTTTACTAGAGCATCTTCATAACTAATGCCTTGCGTAGTCTGTAAATAGGCTACTTGTTCTGTAAGAATAGGCTCAATAAACGAATGAAATTCTTCCGATTTAATAGGTTTGCTTTTATCTGACCCACCAAACCTACCAAGTTTTTGTGCGGTTGGAGTAAAGTCATACCCGTAATACCCACCAAGTATTGTTGCTATTTCTTCTGGAGAGTCGGCAACATTCAATACCGCATAAGCGGATTGAGCTTCGTTTTCGTCTCTAGGTTTACCGCTGTATATATCTGTTAAATACTCAGGAGCGCCAGTAGCGTCCATGTATTGGTCTGAGCTTATAAGAGTGGATATGTTTGAGTTGGTATAACTACTAGCGCCTTCTCCACCTATTAGATCCATATAAGCAATCATGTCCGAATCGGAGAATGCTTTGTTAAACGCAGTGCTGTAATAGCCCGCTAACTTATCTCCATCGTTTACTTTCCAATAGTCCGCGCCTTTAGCTAAATCTTTTTTATACTGGTCAATAAACTTCTTTGTTGACGCAGCATCGTAGAAAGGATTAAACGCGGTAGCAGCACTTCTAGAATCAATTTTATCTTTAGGCTTAGGTTTTGAAACGCTTGTTACGGGGGCGTTATAGCGGTCTGCATTAGCTATAAAATCAGCTAAGTCTTCTTCAGATGGCTCATTAAAAGACGACTCCATTATGACACCTCTAATAAACTAGCTACAACGTGTAGCCTGTTAGCAGTCGCGGCGGTAACTTTAACAATTTCTGATTCTTCTACTACCAATGCTTCGGTAAGTAACTCTACAGTAGTGTTAGCGGCTACAGCTTTAACTTTAAACACGCTAAAAACCGCAGCAGCGGCATCTGTAATAGTTACCGTTAAAGTGTCAGCGGTGCCTGTATCTTCTGATACAAGAATAGACTTTATAATAGCTGTGGTCGCAGTGGGGCACGTATACAACACAGTTGCATTAGTGGTGGTAAGGTCTACCTTTGCATTTTTATAGTTATGCGCCATTAGCTAAAGAACCACCCTGCGGTTTCGGCCTGCGGTGACAAAGACGCTGTTCGTATTCCTTGATCTAATTGGTCAAAATACACTCGCAGCACGTTGTTAAACAACTCAAAATCTAGCTGGCTATACTGCGCTGGCGCATTCGGTAAGGTTGGGGCAACAAAATCTATGTTGTATCTTGTAGTATCTACAGTCATTACCGTCTCCCATCTGGTCGCATATCTATGCGTGGAGAGCCTAACTGCCAAGCTACCCCTGTATCGGTAGACTGTATCTTTATAGCCATCTGCCTACCCCGCACGCGAGTGTTTATCTGTGTTGTAAATACTTCTACAGGAGAAGAGGCGCTGCGAGTTACTGTACCACTACCTGACCCACCCTCAGAAATAGGGTTGTTGTACCCAGACCCAGAAGATTGTAGCGGTAAGAACTCCATAGTGACACTAGGACTATCAGCGGTTGACCCGTCGAAAGATATGTCTGGTATGACACGATGCACAAAAGCAAACTGATGCCCGTCTTCTAAGTCAAACTGCGCGGAAGATATAAAAGAATCTATAGCTGTTACTGAGCTAGTAGCATTATCGTCTATACCTTCTTCGTGGTTAACTAGATTATTGTTATATGTTGCTGCTATAGGAAATTCTCGTGTGCCAGAGTCTACCCATGCGGTACGTGCTAGAGTGCCGTAGTACCAAATATCTTGGTCGTAGTTGTATATGACGTACTTATCTACCGAAGTAGAACTACCGGAACAGTAGAACCACCAGATCTCACCAAAACTTTCGTTTGCACCGGCAAACACCTGTGCGTATTGCTCGGCGTTTAAATCGTTAAATATGTACTTTTTAAGGTCACAGCGTAGGGTTTGAACTCGCCCATCGTACTTGTAGAAGTTACCTACACCCATCCAATAAGCTACACCGTTAACGTACATAGGAGAGTTTCTAGACGCTATAGATATGTTATCTCCTAGTAGCTGCGCTCCCCACACAATAGGTGCGCCTACATATTTCATCGCGTATACGGCGCTATCCGTCCATATAAGAACTTCTTGGCGTGCCTGCACCCCTGTAATTATTTCAGAGCCACGAGACAATCTAAGACTACCCGATTGGTTTGTAGCAGATGGTGTCCAGTTAATTGCGCTCTCTTGGTCTGACCACCTAACAAGCATAGGATCTAAAGTTGTAGTGCCGAAGGCATTGGCACCAAGACAAAACACAAACCTATTTATGTCTGATACCAAAATAGAATTTTGTACTACGGGGGGATTAGACGCATTGGTTACTGTAGACAGGGCTACTGCACGGGTAGTTAGCCCATCTTCTGATTGATCCCATAAGAAGATACCCGCTCCGTGGGGGCCAAATAAAAGATCTTCCCCAAAATTATCTTGGCTCCAAGAACGAAAAGAGTCAGTAGAAGTTCCGCCTGTACCCCATACCCCATCACCCCATACGGAAGCACCCCAACCTGCTAATGGCGCTTCTGTCTCAGGGCCGGTATTAATTTGGTATTTGGCTGTTACAGTTCCGCCACCCGTAGCAGAAGAAGATGCAGCAGAGGTAAATTCTATGGTGTACGTGTTAAGAGAGGTGTTTTTACTTATTTGAAACTCCCCTACTACAGTAATACCGCCTACCGCAGCACCCCCACTAAACGTAACAAAGTCTCCATCAATGTACCCACCGTTAGCATCCGCAACGGTCACGGTAGAAGACCCAGATACGGTAGTAAACGGGTTGGTCAAAGTGACAGTTGCACGTTCTGGGGTTACGTCGTAATACGCACCACCATTTTCTATATAAAATTTAAGGTTAGTACCTATACCTAGGAGTTTGTTACCCCCTAACGTAACCCACGAAGACAACGACCTAGCTACTCCAAGAAACGTATCGGAAGACAACCGCGTCCACCCACCTATTTTTTCGGGCGTACCTTGCCTAAACCGCACTTTATCGCATTCATACCACCCACCCTCGCTGGTATACACAGTGTTTTCTCGGTTAACTCCGGGTTTAAGCTGTAATTTCTTTAGCGGCATTACCGATACTCACCTGTGCGAATCATTTCAGTAACTTCAACAGCGCGATTGCCCACCTGCTGACTCCACTTGCTGTCCATGAATTCATCAGCAGCAACGTCAAATTGCTCACGGGACATGGCCTCTAGCGCCTTAACAAAGCCACGCAAACGAGTCTGGCCCAGATTAAATGAGATGTCCACCAAGGCATCTTGTCGCGCTTCGTTCATTGCAGGGAACCAGAAATAGCTATCTGTAAGTTCTTCTTTTACCCGCTTGATGTCATTGTTTAGCAGGTAGTCAATCTCATCATCAGACAGGCCAAGACCGGACTCGCTAATATTTCTACCCACCGCAATTGTTTCATAATTTGCGGAGCACATATAAACTTTAGACCGCACACCTTCGTGGCGTTTAAGCATCTTAATTAAATCGCTC